CGACGGAGACCATCGGACGGATGCCGTCTTCGATGTCCTGGCGAATCTCCTGCGCCTTCTGCCCGCGCGAGAACTTGATCCAGCCACGCAGTCGGCGATCGTCGCCAACCGTGAGGTCAGTGACGAGTCCGTACTGATCGCGGGCATCATGCGACAGCAGCAGCGGGATGCCGCGCGCTGCCCACGACATGTCGATGCTACCCGGTGAGTGGTCCAGCACTTCAAGAAAGCGCTCGCCTGTGACACGGTCGAAGCTCTCGACCGGCATTTCGGACGAAATCGCGATGGGGATGCGCTGATCGGAATCGGCGCGATCGGCCAGTGCGCGGGTGTCGAGCTCCAGCTCGCACGCCAGCGCGCGCACGCTTGGTGTCTCAGTGGCGGTAGCTACACTCATGCGATGTCCTCTTGATCAGTAGGCGGCACGACCGGAGCGGCAAGCGGCGCCAGTCCCGCCTGCGCCAGATAGGCTTCCTCGGCCGCGCGCTCGTCCACGAGGTCCGTAAAGGCCAGCCCCTGCTTGTTGGCTTCACGCGTGCGGGTCGTCAGGCCCATATCGAGCAGCAGCTGGATGCCCTGCGCGTCCTTCAGCGGATCGACCCACGGCCAGCGCCGCGGGTGCCACGCGGACGCCCGCGCAATGGATTCCGGCGTCTGTCCGGTCGGCATCGGGAAGGCGCGCGAGAGCTGCGCCGTGCCAAGCCACAAGCGGAACACCGGCTCGACGATCGCGGCGATGAACGCCTGCTGCGCCGACTGCCACGCATCGCGCTCGGTCAGCAGGCCGGCGCGCATCGAGCTGTAGTTCACATCCGAGAGGTCGCCCGTGAGCGACGCATAGGCGACATCGAGCCCGGCGGCGATCTCGCGGAGCAAATGCCGAGCGAACGCGTCGTATTCCTGCGTCGGCTGGCCGGGGTCCAGCATCTTGACGTCCCAGCCCTGCGGCAGCGTCCACCACTCGGCCGGCGCCTGCTCAATCATCGGCGGCTCGCCGTCCGCACCTTCGATCGGCTGCGCATCCGGACCGGGGATCAGCGCGCCCATCTTGGCGGCCGTCACGCGGTTGAGCACGACCAGCGCTTCCTGCAAACGGTCCAGGTGCTGAATCAGCACCATCACCGGCGCGAGCTTCGTGACGCCGCGGGTCTGCTGGGGACGCGGCCGGTGCGCAAGCCGCAGCAGCCGGTTCGCCGGGAGCACCCGATATTCGGCCTGCCCGCCGTCACTCGGATGCTTCGTCAGAATGTGGTACGCCACGACCCGGCCCGCGGCGTCATACTCCACGCCCTGAATGATCTTGCCGCCGCTCGGGGTACGGTCGAGGTTCTTTCGGTCGTCCAGCAGGTCGGTGTCGAGCGGCTGCACCCACAGCCCCATCGGGGCGACCGACGACGGGATCAGCTCCAGCAGGGATTCGCCTTCGATCGGGCACGTCTCGGCGAGCAACGCGCAGACTTCGTTCCACGTGCGCCCGTCAGGCGTGCAGTTGGCCGCCCACTGGTACCACGCCGCTTCGATGGCTTCACTGGCCGCCATGTTGACCCCGCGGCTGGACGGGACGACCGCCTGCAGCGTGATGCCGTTCGGGCCGACGACGTTGTCGCGCACCAGCGACGCATAGCGCGCCACGATCGGCGAGTTCTCGCGCAGTTCACGTGCGCGGAATCGCAGCGGTTTCGCCTGGTAGCGCGTTGACTTGTCGGCCGACTGCGCCGTCCCCGGCCAGTCGCCAAGCAGACGGCCCGCTTGTGCGCCGTTGAACGAGCGCACGCCAGTGCGCACCGGCGTGGACTCGCCGCGCCACGCCGTGCTGACGGCCTGCCAAAGTCGGACGGGGAGTGGCGCGCTCATCGCGTGAAGGCCACCCGCACCTTGCCGAAGGCCGAGCCTCGGCGCGTGCTGGCAATGTTCCGACGCAGCTGGTTGCGGAGATCCATCAGCTCCTTGAGGCTGAAGGTCTCGACCTGTCGGCCGCCGATCATGTAGCGGCGCATTTCGCCGCTGAGCGTGCCCTGAAGCGCCGCTTCAACGATGGTCAGCGTCCGCTCATCCCACGTCTGCCCGTCGCCCGGCGCCATCGCGGCAAGGTCGGGGAGCACCGTCACCGTACCGCTGGCCGCCGTGTACGTCACGCCAGATTCAACGAGCCGCGTGCGCCACTGGTACGTGCCCTGCTCAAGGGCCGCCGTCTCGGTATTGGTGAGCGTCACGTCCCACGCCGTCCCAGACGCCACGCCCGTTACCGTCAGCGTCGAAGCGCCGGCCAGCGAGAGCGTGAGCGTGCCCCCATCGGCGGCCGATGCGTTCGCGACCGTGAGCCGAAGGCGCACAGTATCACCGGCGGTTAGCGTTGCCGGCATCGCGGTAAGACGGTCAGGAAGAGCCACGGTTGCATAGTGCGCCCGCCCGTCCGCTCGTCCTACTGAGTCGCTCGATTAGTTCAACGGATCGGGGCGATTATCGGCGCACTCACGCCGCGCGTGCGGCTTCAAGGCGACGCGCCTGCGGGAAGCGAAACGCACGCGGTTTGCGCTTGGTGTGCTCTAGCAGGTAGCCGGCCGCCACCAGCGCGCGCAGCGCTTCCCCGGCCGTGGTCTCCTTGACGCGCATCTCGCGCGCAAGTGAGGCCACCTTCACCTCGACGAAGTCCACAAAGTCGAGTCGTTCGACCAGGTGCCACATCGTGAGCCGCGCGACGTGCGGAAGCCGCGTGTCGCTCAGCGCCTGCCGCACGACGGTCGGGACACCGTAGGCCAAGGGCAGGGGCGCGTCGTCGCTCATACCCACCCCCCGCGGCGGCGGCCACCAACGGACCAGCCCGTGCCGCGTCCTGCCGCCGATTTGCGCGGCGTCTCAACAGCGGCCGGCGTGTCGGCCGCCTCCTTGGGCGCCGCCTGCGCCTGGACAATCCGATCGAGCTCCTGCGCGAGCCCCGCGACCGGCACCGGCCCCAACAGCAGCGCCGCGTAGGCGTAGGTCTCGCAGTCGGCCACTTCGTTGCGGACGCCGGGGGTCGCTTCCCACCGCCGCTTGCGGGTGCGCTCGTCGAACCGTCGGCGCATCGAGATCAGCTGCGTCACGTAGTCCTCCTCGGCGTACTCGTTCAAGTGCAGGAACCCCGGCCCCGGCACATCCATCGCCAGACGGCGGTACAGGCGGTCGAGAATGGCATTCACGCCGATCACGTACAGGCGCCCCGGCTTCACGCGCGTCGGCTTCACCGGAATCATCGGCGCGGTCGGATTGCTCGAGCCCTTCACGGAGTAGACGTGCTGTGCCAGCCGCGGCGCGCAGTACTCGTAGACCCGCTTCGCGTGCGTGCCGTCGCCGGCATCGACCGCCACCGCGCGGATCTTGAGCATGGCGCCAGACTCATGCTTCCACGTGCGGTTGATCCGGTACTGCTCCAGCGCCGACCAGACGTCGTTCTGCGACGTATCGCCGCGCAGGATCGCGCGCTCGACCAGCCACGACGTCTCGCCCGTCCCATACGCGCGCACCACGACTTCCAGCCGGTCATGCTGCACGTCGACGCCGGCCACCAGCAGGGCCGCTTCGCGTGGCACGTGAAACGCGATCGGCTCGTCGCCGCTGCCGCCGTCGTACCGCTTGGCGCGCTCCAGCAGCGCGGTCTTCTGCGTCTCGGTCTGCTGCTCGCGGTACAGCTCGCCCAGCGTCGTGTTGAAAAACGCCCGCAGCATATCGGCCCGCAGCGCCGGGTCCTTCTGCCCGTTGGCGGTCACGAACTCCTGCGCCACTTCTTCCCACAGCGCGAAGGCGGCCACCAGTCCGTGCACGTGAAACGACCGCTTGTGCGGCACCCGCGGTTCCGCGGTGGCGCGCCAGCGGCCGGATCGCAGCAGCGTACCCTTCTGCCGCGCCGGCGTCCGGTGCTGACAGCCGGCGCACTCGTAGGCCACCGACTCAGGGACCACCTTCCCGGCGTCGTCGATCTCCCACTTGAGCTGCTGGAAGGCAAGCGTCTGCCACGTCGCGCAGCTGGGGCAGGGCACTTCGTAAACTTCCTGCGTCCCTTCCAAGAAGCTCGGCCAGATCAGCGACTCTTCGAGCGACGTCGGGGACGAGACTTCCACCAGCTTGCGCCGACGCTGGAACGACCGGGTGCGCGCCCTGGCGATGGCTTTCACGTCGCCTTCGGTGCCGGCCGATCGGGGATGGCGGTCCCGCTCATCGAGCAGCACGACCCGCTTCGGCCGCATCGCGAGACCCGACGGCGCATTCGCGCCCGTGATGTCGAGCTGCCCGCCGGGATACGCCTTGCTCAGGATGGTGTTGTTCGACTCGCGCGACCGCGCCGGGGCGATCAGCGCCGACAGCGCGGCCGCATCGCGGATCATCGGCGCCACGCGGTCTTTCGAGAACGATTCGCCGGTCTCGACGGTCGGCTGCACCACCAGAATCGGGCTCGGCTCCTGATGCACGAAATACCCGATGGCGTTCAAGATCAGCTCGGTCTTGGCGGCCTGCGACGGCGAGACGACCACGACTTCCTGCGTCACCCGGTCGCTGACGCAGTCCATAATCTCGGCCAGATACGGCACGACTTCGTTGCGCCAAGCGCCGTGGTTGGCGGTCGCTTCGGGGCTTAGGACGCGATACCGCGCGGCCCATTCCGACATCGAGAGCCGCGGCAGCGGCCGGCAGTGCCGCCGGAACCGTTCGCGCGTCACGCGGTTCAGCGCCGCGATTCCTGACGGGTGCGTGGTCGTCATGCCGCCTTGGTCTCGGGGACCGCCGCCGCCAGATCGGCGACGTCGTCGTCCCACTCGCTCAATTCGACCACAATCCGTTCGGCCTCCTCTTCGGCCGCGGCCTCGATGTCGGGGCCGAAGTGCGACAAACGCACCGGCATCGCACGGAGTCTGGCGGTGAGTCGGTCCAAGATCCGGCCCAGCGCCACTTCGTAGTCGGCCACCGCGACAAACTCCCCGCGCGACTTGGCGACTTCAAGCTCGGCCAGCTCGGCTTCGGCCAGCGCCTTGCGCGTGCGGGCTTCGTCCAGGCTGACCGACGGCGCCATCTCCTTTTTCGCCTGGTCGACCAGCTGCTGTTCGCGCCAGCGCGCGAAATCCGGCCAGCGCACCAACGTGCGTTGCCCATCGCGGCGCACCGGCGCGCCGACGCGGTTCGACCACTGGCCGATCGCCGTGGCGGTCATGCCGAGCCGGCGTGCCGCCTCGGCGGCCGGGATTTCGTCGACCAGCGGGGCCGCTGCAG